ATATCTGTACGTATAATCATTTTTTGAGAAAAATGCCGGAAAATATGTATGAGGATTTTCTCTAGGACCTCCCCAGGTTTTAACCAATTCCATGTAACGTATATATGATGGTGTTTTTTAACTAATTTTTTAGTTTTCACAATTTAAAATAGTTTTATATATTTAAAAGCTTCCCAGCCTTTAAATAATTGCAAAGATTTTCACTGGAAAGCGCATAGGTTTGAGATCCTGGATTATGCGTACATAGAGTCGACCAGTCATCTCTAAACCTGCCCGCCCACTGGTAACATGCGATTCTTTTGGGTAAACCTTTAGAATCAAAAAACTTGCTAAATATAAAATCATCCGTTGTGTACAAGCACTTTTCAGAGTTGGGTTTCATGGGCTCGATGCTCGGAAATCCTTCTAGACACCGTCTCGGAAAGAGGACTCCAAACGCACACTCTAAAATGTCAGTAAAAGAACCATGACCTTGAAAAAGAACAAATCCATTTTCTCCTAAATATTTTACGGCAGTTTCTGGGTACCCAATTCCTGAGTAACCAACAGGACATTTAAACTCATCATGGGCCTTTACAAGCCCTTCAACGACTCTCGGACCATATGTCATATCATCATCAAGTACAACTATACGAGTTTCTGGGTCTTTTTCAATATTAAGTACAGGTAAAAGCTTGGTGAGTGATCCATAATCTTCACATGAATTTACATGGACCCCCATATTTTTCAATTTTGATCTTAAATTAGGATCGGGCGGACAGTTGAATCTTGGATACCAGTCAGGGAGGTTTACATATATCGCGTCAGGTTTATAACTTCCGGTCTGTATAGACTCTATGGTTTTTAATATAGAATTCTCTCGGGTGGGTATAGTGGTCAAAGTTACCACTACCCGTGGCATTTTAAAAAATAACTTGTATAACTTTATATGGAGCAAAAGTTCTTGGAATATTGTCGGACACATAAAACACTTTCTGCGTCGAACCAGAATTTCATAGTGAGTCTCGGGGGTGGTATGGCTGTCAAACTGTACCTCAAGTCTCGGAGAGTCAGCCCGCTGCCCAAAAAGGTTTCAGACACAAAAGACTTTGATTTCACCTTTTATGTCAAGAGACCCCTCTCCGGAAAAGGGGTCGAGAAATACTCTCTCATAATGTACAATTTCATGTACAATTTTATGAAGGGGTTTATTCGCCCGGACAAGCTAAAAATTAAGAGTTACTCCCGCAAGAGTTATATACCGGCCACAGGAAAGCGCACTTACCACGTGGTTCAATTTAAGAATGAAAATGGTGATGACTTTGTAGACTGCACTTTGGCCTACGTTCCAGGGACTTCACACGCTATGATCAATACGGACCTGTCTCGCAAGTACGGTTTGCCTATCAAGAAACTCAAACACATGTACAAAGATGTTCTCGTGGTCCTCGCGGGTTCTTTCGTCTACAAGGGAATTATGCCCAGAAATCCTTTGGGAAAAAACAAGCCAGAGAAGGGTCTGAAGGATGTGGCTCGCGTCAAAGCTCTCCGCAAGGTGCGCACCTCTCCCAAGACTGTCAAGACGACTGAATTACTCAAGGCAATAAGTGCAAAAAACCAGAGCGTGGCCGCGGTAAAGGCTCGAGGTATAATCCGCAACATAGCAAAGGTTAAAAAATTGTTGGGTAACAACAGATGAAGAGATTTGTGGTCGTGGCCGCAGTCATCTCTTTTATTTTAGGCCTTTTAATTGTATGGTTAATAAGCGCCAAAGGGCGTGGATATGAGTCTACAGACTCGGCGTGGGACGGGCCACGTGTTATTCATGGAATATTAAGCCCAGAGGAGTGCTCTTATATAATATCAAAGGCGTCCGAGTCATTCAGTCGAAGTTCGGTTATAGGGGTCGATGGCCCCAGTGATGTTCGAACGAGCGAAACGGCGTGGATTCCCAAGAATGACCCGGTCGCCCGCAAGATACTCAGTCACGCGTGTAGCATCACCGGAAAACCGTATGAAAATACAGAAGATCTTCAGGTTGTTCGTTATCAGCCAGGAACTTTTTACAGGGCCCATCACGATGCGTGTTGTGAGGAGTCCGAATCTTGTACACAGTTTGAAACGCAAGGGGGTCAGAGAGTCGGAACACTCCTTGTATATTTAAATGATGATTTTACAGATGGAGAAACTCATTTCCCAGATTATGGGGATCTTAAATTAAGAGCACCTCCAGGCTCGGGTATATTTTTTCAGCCCCTTGGTCAGGGTGACAGATGTCATCCAAAGGCACTTCATGCGGGTCTTCCTATTTCTTCGGGCACTAAATATGTATGTAACGCATGGGTCCGAGAGGGTCAATTTTCCTAAAATTTCGTGTCATGTCACTGGTATCGAACACGCGAGTCTAAGTTTATCACCAAACACTCAAAGCCAACTTTCGTGTCCTGTCAAAGACACCAGTTAGAGACTCCAGTACTCTACAAAGCAAGACAAATGGCCAACTTCACTGCTGCTATCAACTGCCTGGTGGCTGAGCGCGACCGCGTGTTCATTGAGCGGATCGCGGTCGATTACTCCCTTCCTCTGGAGGAGCTCCAGAAGAAGTATCTGGAGACGGCCGAGCAGGCAATCAAGGTTCCCCGCAAGTACAAGAAGCGCGAGCCCAAGCTGGTTGAGGTGACCACTGCCGATGGCGAAAAGGTCACCGTCCCAGCCAAGAAGGAGATTGCACCCAAGGAGAAGAAGGTCTGTGAGTCCCAGACCTCCAAGAAGGAGCCGTGCAAGTTCCCGGCCCTGAAGGGTGGGTGCTTCTGCAAGCGGCACCAGCGCCAGCACGATGAGAAGGAGTCGGGTGTTGTGCCGACCCCCAAGCCCAAGAAGGTGGCTGTGAAGAAGCAGGAGCAGCCTCTCCACAACCACAACCTCAATGAGGTTTCGGCCGATTGCGACCTGTGCGAGTCTCACGGAAATCCTCTGACAAATGGCGAGGCGGACTTTGAGGTGGTGGTCCCGTCGGTGGCTGAGCAGATGGCCCCTGCGGTCAAATCAACAGCCGAGCGCCTCGCCTCGATTCTGGCCGAGTCGGATGATGAGTCGGACTCTGAGGAGGCCTACGAGTCTACTCCGGGTGCTGAGTCGGAGTATGAGGACGAGGAGTAAAAGTCTCAAACATACGCTGAATCTCGGCGCGAAGATAGCTAAAGTCACTTTTGGACAACCTATAGAGTGTAATGAACCATAGCATAGTTAACCCAATCCACACAAGTCTCTTTTCTTCGTCCTTGTCCTTCACGGTATATATAGGCTTGAGAATAGTCCCAATAAAAGACTCGTTTTTGTAGATTGGGACAAATATTTGTCCAAAAAACGTATCATCCTCGGCCTTTCCCGAAACCAACTTTTCCATTTCTGTTAATGCACAGACCGTCTGATTGGTTGCCCAGTGCATCATCACAAATGGAATTGTTACCGCGTGAAGAGATAGAAGATATTCATCGCCAAAAAATGGCGTGGCCACAATAAATATTCGAACCAGAACATGAATAATCTGAACCAAAAGCTTCAGCATCTATCAAGGGCCCACAAAATTTTCGTGTCATCTCAGCGCTAAAAATGTGTGGGCCAAGTACAACTAAAATGTCTACATTCATTCGCCCGGTCATAAAAACTCGCGAATGCGCCCCCAAGGTGTTCACATCCGTTTTTCAGGGTGGAGCTTACGTGTCGGAGTGGGTGAATCTCGTGAGGCCCCATGTCGTGGCGACTGGAACGACTGGGGTGGTTGGCGAAATATGCACGAAAATGCAGAGAGGGATCCCTGCATACACTCCCAAACCTTTCATACCGCCATATGATTACAAGTTTTATGCAGAAAAGATGATTCCGGTGGATCAACGAGCTGACTATATCAAAAAGTGCGAAAAGTGGTTCGAGGATCATCCTCCCAAAGTGCGCAAAGAAAAGACCCCACGCCCTGAGTACGACGAGGATTCACTTGCTAAATTTTGGAACAAGAGAACCACTATGCCCCCAATTGAAGAGCGCGTAAAGGCTATGGAAAAGGCGGGACTCCCCCAAAATTTAATAGAGAAGCACATCGCATGGGATGAAAAAATGAACGAATCATCCGAAGATAGACAGCAAGCCCTGAACGACATCTTTGGCAAGTTTATCAAACTCAAGCCAAAGCCCAAGGTCAAGGCAAAGGTTATAAAGCCTGTTAAAAAGAAGATGGGTTAAATTAATAATGTCCGAAAGGAAGAGTTGGGCCGATATTCAAGATGAAGAAGAGGCTCTTTCGATACCTGTTGTAATATCTAAGCACGGAATTAAAGTCAAATACACCCCTCCCCACCAGCGCCCACTTAAAAGTCAGGAGAGTATAGAAAGTAAGAAGGATGTCTCACAGGTGTCAGGTTTGCGACGAGGTGTTCAATAAGTCGACGCATGCCCCAGTAAAATGCTCATTTTGCGACTATAAATCTTGCACGGGGTGTAATGAGCGGTACCTGTTGGATACTTCACAGGATGCCCACTGCATGTCGTGTCGGAAGGGATGGTCCAGAGAAATCCTGACAACCAATTTTACTTATAAATTCGTTTCCAAGACCTACAAGGAGCGTCGGGAGAACCTTCTCTATGAGCGTGAGAAGAGTATGATGCCCGCGACTCAGGTATTTGTAGAACTTGAGAAGAATAATCGCAAGCTTACAGAGGATATTAAGAATTTTGATCTAAAATTAGTAAAAGAACAACAAAAATATTACAAGATAGCCAATGGCCCTTTGGATATTCTTGCGGTGGAAAATGGTCTAGCGTCCGAGTGGGAAGCGTCTATTCTAAGAATTCGTTTAGCTCAAGAGCAACAAAAACTCGTTAAAAGTCTGGAAATAGATATCATCACCCAAAAGTTGATTCAGAGTCAAATTCTTACGCGTATGAATGGTCGGGCGATAGAGGTCGAGAAGCGAACATTTGTCAGGGCCTGCCCGGGAAACGGGTGTAAAGGCTTTCTGAGTACCGCGTGGAAATGCGG